GGGGGCGGCATCATCTCGGAATCAGGGGGCGACTATTTCTCGGAATTGGGGGGCGAGATCATTTCGGAATCAGGGGGCGGATTGCCTCGGAATTTGCATACGGAGGACGAATTGGCCAAACCACCAATGATTTCCACTGCCAAAGAGCTTTATCGAGCGGCGGTCGCTATGCACGAGATGACACGCCTGGCAGCACCGCATCTGAAGCCGCGAGGTGACGATCAGCCGGCGGTTTATCTAGGCTACTATTTCAATCTTGGTTTTGCTGTAGAACTATACCTGAAGGCATTCCTCCGTGACGCAACCGGAGGAGACGTCTTGAAGTACGGGCATGATCTTGATGCTTTGCTGAAAGCGGCGCTAGCCAAAGGTTTCGCCTTTCAGGAATTGGCTATGGCCGACCTCGTGAAGATCATTGGCCCTGAGCACCGGAAGTTGAAGTTCAGGTATGCAGAGGGAGCCACTAACTTTACGTATATCAATCAACTCGATTTGGTTGAGGTGGTTCTAACAGCCTGCAGCGATGGAATGGCGCATCTTCGCTGAGATTAGGTCGTGGCAGCGTCGAGTTCCTGTTCGCTTCCGAACCGCTCCTCATCGATCAACCTAAGCTCTGCCTCGTGATCCCGCTCAGCGCTTGCGATCTCCCCGCGCTGAAGGTTCTCGTAGAGCGTCTCGTACGCGATCGCGCCATTCTGCCAAAGCGACACGAGCGAAGCCGCCTGCTCAGGTGTCAGCGTCGCATCCACGAACGACAGGTTCGGCTTCACTGTCACCGCCTCGGGACCTTGCCCGATCATGATGGCGATGTGCCGGAGCGCCTTCTCCAAGCCCTGCGCGCTCGCAAGAGCAATCGACGTCAGCGTAGCCGTCTCGGCGGCGAACCGTATCCGCAGGGCGTCACCGCTCTCCGCCGACTTGCTCTCCGAGCTGTTGAACAACCGAGCCCCGGACTGTGCCGCGTTTTGCCTCTCGTCCAGGATCGCAGTCCGGTGAGCAGCAATGCCTGTCCCGGCCGGTCCGACGTATTTCACATCAGGAGCGCCAGCATTGTCGCCCTGCTTGATCGCGATGACGGCGCCAGCGCCGACAGCCGACGGAGGATCGCCATTGATGACAACCAGCGTCTCCTGCCCTGTCATGAACAACTGCCAGCGATAGTCCGCGGACAGCTGATAGAGAGCAATGGCCGATCGAGCCACACCGAGAAGCGGCGGAAGCTCCGGAGCCAACGACAGATCGCGCGCGCCAATCACGACGAAAGGTATCTCATTCAGCTTGGCATTGCCTCTGCCCGATGGCGTTACCTCATCACCTGGCGCCCGATCCGAGCCGGTATAGGTCTGGACGGTATAGGTGCCGTCCTTCATCTCCAGCACGCGGAAGCGCCGCTCTGGTTCCCAGCGAAAGCCTTCTCTTTTCAAGCCGCTCTCGTCGAGGACAAACATAGATCGATCATCGGCCCAGTTGATCAGAGCCTCAGCGGTGTAGCCGGCAAGCCAAGGCAGGTCCGAACCTTCTGTGGCAGCATCAGCGAGCAGAGCATAGCGGCCGGTGGTCAGGAGCTCTGCAGTGATCCGGCGATGCAGAGCCTCAAGAGGGAGCCCATCCTTCGTTGCCTTCTCCCAGAGCGGCTGCATCGCATCGGGAAGCTCGATCTGTGCTTCGGTCCTGTGGATGATGCCAACCATGCCGTGGATCGTCGGCAGGACGATCTCCGGAAACTGGGCCCGCTTCTGGTAAGCGTCATAGAGTGCGGTGCCGCCGTCAGCCTGGGCCTTGAAGCCGGAAGGTTGAGGTAGATACGCAACTCCTGCTCCTTTCACCTCCTTCTCGCCGCCGGCGGTGTCCCTCATCAGGGACCATTCATCGACGCGCTCGCGATAGGCTGGATGTTTGGTCTCGACGGCATCACTCATATTGTCGTCCTATTCAGACATAGTTCAGCCGGCTCGACGGATTGTCTGGACCAAGGAGGAGATCCAATGCCCGCACCACTCATATTGGCCAGCATCATGACGGCGATGGCCTTCATCGCCTTCCCGGCCAATGCTCAGATTGCCGTCGGCGAAGAGCATTGCGTTGTTAACGTAAGGCCCGACGACGCGCTGAACATGCGATCTGCGGGTTCCGCCAGCAGCAGGGTCGTGTCGAAGCTTCGCTATGGCCGGTGCGGCGTCATGGTGGTTGCCAACTGCAAGGGGCAATGGTGCCCGATTGAAGACGGACACAATGGCGGATGGGTAAACCGCCGGTTTATCTCTATGGTGTCGCCAGCGATGTACTGCGTCGATGGCATCTCTGGACAGAAGAGGTTACCCGTCCGCGCCTATCCATCCGATCACTCGCGCGTCATCAAAGAGCTCCTGCCGAACCAGTGCGAAATCCAGTTCCTGCCCTACTCGACACATGGATGGCAGAAGATCCGGGTATCGGGGTACGAAGGCTGGATGCTCGCTCGGCATCTGTCCGGACAGTGAAGAGCCCCCAGCCTCAATATAGCCCCTGCACCGTCGTGGTCGTCGTTACGGGGGGCGATGAGATCAGCGCGTTGAATGCTCTGCTCGTGCTGTCCGCATCGTCGTCATGCGTCGCCTCGGGGAAGCTCTCCAAGGCGGTGAACCAGTCCTCGTTCCAACGGCCGCGGATCACGAAGACATTGCCCGCCTCGGCCTGAGCCGAGAAGCCACTGAACCTCGTGATCTTGTCGCCGCTCTCCGGTGATGAGCGAACGCTGAAACCGGCCAGCATCTTCGTCAGGGTAGCCACCTGGCTCTTGCCTGCCTGCCCCGGATCCTGTGGCAATGAAATGGCAACCGCTCTTCCGTCGCCATCCGCCGTGTTCTTGATCATCCGCTCGACGCCAGCTGGTGACAAACGATCGCGCCGGTGGTCCGCGATGAAGTATCGACCGTCCGGCGTCTTCCCCATCAGCGTTCCAGCAGTCCAGTCCGGATCATTGCTTTCTGTCTTCGGCGTGCCTGCCAAGTCCCAGCCGCGCATCCAACGAATATCATGCGGCGCGGCGTCAACCAGCTGGCACCAGGCGCGCTGGAAGTAGAGACCGGCAGCCGGCCGGATCTTCCAGTTGCCGCCAAGGAGGCGCTCCCGTTCTACCGTCGGCAAGGCCATGAGGCTGGCCAGATAGCTCGGGTCAGCTGCCATCAGCGCGCGGTTGTCGCTGAGCTTCGCCGGAACGAACGTCACCGACTTAGGCGGGATCGGCGCTTCTATGCCGTCTTCGTTGGGCGCGGTGTGATGCGCCAGGTCCTGCGGGCTGTCGGCCCAGATGATCGCATCGCCGATGCGGACGAACCAGCGAAGCACGCCTGCTCGCTCTGGGATCGGCAGTCCGGTATCCTGGTCTATCCACCAGCTGATGAACTCGGCAACCCAGCTGTCTGCATCAGGGTTGCAGGTTGCCCGGATGTAAGGCCGCACGCCGCTCATGGAGCGGTTACGCGAAACCATGTACCAGAACTGTTTGGCGCTGAAATGCGTCAGCTCGTCGAAGCAGATGAGCGGGATCTGCGAGCCCTGCCAGTTCAGGACGGTCTTGTCATGCTCGAGGTGAGCGAACGATACCGAAGCCCCTGAAGGGAAGCTCCATTGCAGCACGTGCTCTTTGGGCGAGGCGCCGATGGCCGGATAGAGCTTCTCGCTCTCATCCCAGAGGCCGCCCTCGTTTCTAACCTGCACCGTGGACCGGCGGAAGAAGACGGCACCGAACTGCGGGTTGGCGATATGGCGCAGCGGCTCCATGAGGAGCGCCCACGTCTTGCCGCCGCCTGCGGAGCCGCCATAGATGGCGATATCTGCCGGCGAGGCGAGGAATGCTGTCTGCGGGCCCGGCTGCGGCCGGATGATCGTCTGGGCGCCCTGCCCTTGCTCAGCTCCTGCCATTGTCGGGTAACTGGAAGATCGTGACCGGCGATACGGGTACCGGCAGGTCCTTCCCGTCCTTTGCCGTTAGCTCGCGCCGGTTGGTGTAGGCGTTGCCCACTTCCTCGGCGGCTTGCTTCATCAACGATGCCGCCAGCACCATGTTGCCCTGCGTCTCTGCCTTCTCTGCCATGCGCTGGAGAGCGCGCAGACGGACGGCGCGATGGCTGATGGCGATGGTCGCCGTGTCTTCGAGGAAGGTCTTGCGGGTCTCCTCAAAGAGCAGCTTCCACTTCTCTGCGAGGCGAGCGCCGGCCTTCTTGTTCGGGTCATATGCCTCGATCGCCTGCGGCGTGAGAACGACAGAGAAATCCTTCTTGAGTGCAGCTGCCACGACCGACGGGCTGTCAAAACAGGCCAGCGACTGGACAACAAAGGTCTGCTGCTCGTGTGTGAGTTTTGCCTTGGCCATGATTTTCTCAGGACACCATCAGGATTAGGCGGCGCGAGCCTGGCAGGTCCCGCATGCGCAGCCAATTAGGTCGGCGGTCATCAAAGGCGGACGGGACAAAGCCTCTACGAGTTCCTTTACGCCTGCCTCTACCGCACCGTATCGAGCGGCCACACCGATGAAGGCTTCCACGTCATGGGAGCGCAGCGTGTAGACTGGTAGGCCGGTGCTCTTGCGGAACTTCGGGGCGCCGAAGTCGTCGAGCTCCTGTGCGCAGTGCGATAGCTCATGCTCCATGAGGGAGCAGGCCTGAGCGTCGCTTGCAGACATCCAGAAGTTGGCATCGATCGTGATGATGAAATCGGGTACCGACCCGAACCATCCGAGTACCTGCGCTTCTGCTCTCGCCCTAGCCCACTTGCCCATCATGCCGGCGGGCTGTCCCATCTCGGCCTGGCCGATGACGGTGCGCCCCTTCTTGCTGTTCTCGACCGTGGTCCAGAGCATGCCGATTGAAGCCGGGATGAGGTGAGCGTGATCCGGGTTGAACATGTCGCTGTCCGGATCGATGAAGGTGTCTCTGGCCCAGGCTTCGAGTTCAGGTGCCGCCGCGAAGGCGCAGCCGCTGAAATCTTCGAACATGTCTGACGGGGGCTGCGGCCTCACAGACCGATATCCCGGAGCTCGAAGACCAGCACCCACCGGTACGTTGTCTTGTAGACGGCCTGGAATAGCTGGTAGCCCTTGGCGCGCCATTCGTTGGCGACACGCTCAAGGTCGTCCTCTTCGCCTTCCACTTCCACAAAGCGGTAGTGCATGGGCGCTCTCCTCAAAGCGAAAGCCCCGCTACCTGTTACGGCGGCGGGGCGAGTTCAGTGCCATGATCAATTTTGACGATTATTATTTATTCCTAATTAACTGATCCTATTAGCCAATCTCTAAAGGGTCCCGGCGTATAACCAGTGACATCTGAGGGGGAAAACTCAGACAAGCCATTTTAAAGCCGGAGAAACTCCATGAAGAAGCTTTTTTCCAAGTTGGTCCGCGATGAGTCGGGTGCAACCGCAATTGAGTACGGTCTCATCGCCGCATTGATCTCTGTCGCGCTGATCGCCGGCGCAGGCGCCCTCGGCGATTCGCTGAACACCACTTTCGATAACCTGTCGACCACGCTGGATGATAATCAGCCCCCTGCTGCTGAGTAACGTTCCATTTACCCGGAGGGTGTAGCCTCCCGCCGAACCTGCTCGCTTCACGAGCTCGTTCAGCACCAACTAGAAACCGGTCTCTGCAAAAGCGGCGACCGGTCTTTTCTTTTCTGGCCACGCGGGAAGCTGCGCCATAGCGCAGGCGGACAGACGCTCCCCGATCTGGTTGCGGCGGCAAGATTCGAACTTGCGACCTCCAGCTTATGAGGCTGGCGAGCTACCGGGCTACGCCGACATTCAGACAGAAGATAAGCACCAGTCATGAGCGGGTCGCTCAGCGATCGGAACGCTCCAATTTCACCCAGCTGAAGGTGCCCTCGACTTTAAGTCGTACCGAAGCTATTTTAGCGTATTCTAAAAGTGGGGGTAAACATGCAGTTAGATGTGGCAGCATATAAGTATTTGTCTGAAATAGCGCTGTATTCAACGATTGTCGTTGCTTTGGTTGTAACGGGCGCAACTGTAGTGATGAGCTTTGCGTTCTACAGGACGAGCGGCGGTGGTGCCGCAACTTTAGTCAGATTGATCGAACGCGCGGGCGTTCTCCAAATGTTGACAGTACTGGTGATCGTTGTTGGCGCGGGCATTTTGACGACCATCGGCAAGATTTCCGCGGAGGGCATAATCTCAATCCTCAGCGGAATCGCGGGTTATGTTCTCGGGAACTCCCAGCGCTCGCGCGCTCCGGCTGAAGACAGAGCCAATAAAGAGTTGTAGCACCTGGAATCGCCGGCTGGCCGCACACTCATGTAGCTACCCAGCCGGATGATTTTAGGCGCATTTCTCCTATGCGCCGAGTGTGAACTTTCGGCAGCGGTCCGGCGAGTGTTCCCTACTTGAGGTCCGCAACTGAACAACCGCAAATCACTTCAGGAAATCTATACGGCTTGCCGAAGATTTTCAACCTCTGCGTCAGCGGTGAGCGCGTTCAATTCGCTGATAATTTTCTGCACCCGCTCTTTGATCTGCGGGCTTAGAGAATCTATAGCCCTCTCCGCTTGGTCAACCATGGAGACGCGCGCCTTCCTGCCCTTCGGGAGGATCTTGCGGAGCTGGCCGCGAAGGTGCTGGATTTGCTCCTGTCGGTCGTTCTCCTTCCGGCAGTGCTGCTCGTAGAGGAAGGCCTGCCGACGCTCGTGCTCGGCGAAGTACAGGGCCTCGATTGTTGCGTCGGGGAACTCGAGCGGCCCGTAGTTGGCACCGCGCAGAAAACACACGACGCCGTCGACCCGGCGGAGCTCCTCGAAATTCAGCCTGGGCAGGTTGACGAAGGCATAGCCGACCAGGAACGGGAAACGCTTCTGGAGGATCTGTTTCGTCCGGTGATGCCTCAGCTCGGTGTAGAACGACGGCATGAAGATGTCGAAGCCATCCTTGCGGCAATTCCGCTCGATGATGGATTCCATGCGCCGGCTCTCCGGTAGGCGCTCGTCGACGGCCGCCATGCGCTGATAGCCCGGGGCCGTCCTAATTGCGTACCAACGTGATCTGTTCATGCTTTTCCCTCGTTCTTCTTCGGCAGTGACCGAGCATGGTGGTTTCGGCAGTAGCGGCCCGTTGTTTCCGCCGCACAGAAAAGGTACGGGCCGCCGGTGTTCAGGGGCCAGCAGCATTCGCCGGCCGACAGGTGGTGGAGGAGCTTTGCGGATTGAAGCCGCTCGGCGTCATAGGCGGTCGCTGGGATCTCCGGTTCCCGCTTCAGTTCCGGCGCCTGCTTGCGAGGTCGCGCCGTCTTCGCTTGGCCGGGTGCGCGGGTCTTCTTCCCAGCATCACCGCGCCACGGAAACAGACTGCGGTTGCGGAAGGCCAGTCCGACAATGACGTTCCGGCTGACGCCAAAGCGCTTGGCGATCTGGGAGGCGGAGAGGTCATCTCTCCAGAGCTTCGCCGCTGCTTCGATGTCGACGGTTCGGTGCTGGATGGTCATGCCGCGCGCTCCTCTTCGACAGGCTCGGCCGTTTCGATGTCGGCCTTAACCTTGCCGCGATAGGCCATCTGCTCGGCGGTGACCTCGCTGGCATCGGGAAGCGCCAGCATGCGGGCGAGCTCGTCAGCGCGCTCCGGCGATACCGGTGGGGGCTGGACGTTCAGCTTGGTCTGGATCCTGCTGCGGGTGACGCGGACGGCGATCGGCGACCAGACCTCGTCAATTGCCCACAGGTGGACTGTGCCCGCCGGCAACTCCCGAGACTTGGCTAGCTGGGCGAATTCCAGATGGTCGACACCCTCGGCAACCCTGACGAAGCCCTTCTCCGCCAACTCGATTGCGCGCTCACGATGGGTGACACGCAGATCTATGAGCCCATGTGAGCTGGGCAGCGTTCGACTGACGGAGTCCTCGATCGCCCTCAGCGTCTCCTGCTTGCGAATCCGGTCCTCGCGGATCAGATGGCATTCGGCATTGGCCATGGCCGCAAGCTCCGCCGGCAGGGGGATGAACGCCTTGTTGATGTTCTCGTATTCGCCCCGCTTCAGCTTCACATAAACTCGGCGCAGCCCGTGGACCGGAACGTTCCGGAGGGAAAGGCGGTATTCTTCGACCGGGTTTGCAGCAGTGATCGTTTCTGAGATGCGCATGCCGCCGCTCATGAGGCCTTCGATGCACTGGCCGATTTCGTCGGCGCCGGCCGGGGCAAGCTGCTCAGTGAGAGCGGAAATCTCCTGCTGCAAGGTCGACAGTTTGGCCGGCAAATTGTTCATCTGGTTCACCGTAGAGTTCTCGTTTCAGCCTTGCGTGGATGTCGTGATGGCGTTGCATGGATGGGCTCTGCGGCCGGGGCGGCGATTGCGATTGCTGCAACGGTCGGTCGTCGTATTTGCCTTCGAGGATCGAAACGAAGCTCTTGGGCTGGCAGAGGAAATCGAGGTCGGCACGCCATCCCCGGTCGTTCTCGCCCCGGCAGAACCGGCTGCGGCCGATGCGCTCGATGGCGTCGAGGACCGCCGGCAAGCCGTGTTCCTCAATCCGGAGCAGCAGCGAGCGACGCCGGTATGCCGTGACGGCCCTCGGCACGGAAAGCCCGGACTGGCGCGCCATTTCCGAAAACGCCGTGACGACCTGGTCGACCGCCGTGGGGGAAGAGCCCCCTTTAGGGGGCGAAGGGGGTATGGATGATTGGGGTTTAGGAGAAGGGGGTGTGGGGGAAGAACCTTCGGGGGAAGAAGGCTCGGAACCAGCGTCACTATCGTCACTTTCCGTCACTTGTGACGCTTTGTTACGCCTGTAACGCTCCTGCCTGATCGCCCCAGCGCTGCGCTGCTTCGGCGCATTGGCTGCTCCATGGATGGCGGCGCGCGCGACAACCTCCGCTGCTTCGATCGGATCGACGCCGGCAGCAATCAACTGTTCGATGAGGGCTCGAATTTCGCTCATCACCACCACGACTTTTCTGTTTCGTCGTAGCCGGCGAAACGAACGGGCTTACGGGGAGCGTTCAAAGCCGCCATCTGGCATTCCGTCGGGCCTAATCGATCGCGGTTCATCTTCATGTTGATGAGGGTGTCCGCGTCGTGTTCCTTGATGTCCAAGGCCTCGGCGATCGCCATCGTGTCGGGCCCAAACTTGGCGTAGGCTTCCAGGAAGGTCATGCCACACCTCCCAGCTCGTGGAACAAACACAGCTCAGCATCGGTTGCGCGATCAAAGAGGAGGTCTGAATGCCTACCAAGCCGATCCCGAGACCCAATGACCCTGAATTCCCGCCAGACATGCCGCCGGATGTGCCGCCAGATCTGCCGGAGCCACCGATCGAAGAGCCAGAGCCCGACGTAGGCCCGGACGAGGTGCCTGGCGAGGAGGTCCCGCAGAGAATGAGCAACTAAGGTTGTCATGCGGCCACCTCTGGATTGAACTTGGTGACCTCGTTGCCAAAGGCGTGCCAGCCGGTCCGTTGCTCTCGAGCGAACACGTCGGCGCGCCGCGCGTGCGGCATCACCCGGTCACAAAGGGCATAGAACTCGTCTGGCTTCCGGCTGTGCTCGCGAGCGATGCCATCGAAGATTGTTTGCGGGATGGCTGCTTGCTTCGGGTTTCCGAGTGTAGCGACCACAACGACTTCGCCGGTGGTGCGGACGCGGTAGCCTGTGCCCATTCGGATCTTGCCGGCCGGCGTCGTCTTGCGCCAAACCAGGACCGACTTGTATTCGAAGCCCCATGCTTTGACGCACTCGATCGCCAACGGGAGTTGCGGAGCCGTGGCCCAGCAATAGAGAAGGCAATCCATGGAAGCCAGCTTACCGACGGGAAGCGTGCGGACTTCCGCATCCTTCATCAGTTCGTACTTAGCCAGGGCAGATTTCTTCGCGCCCTCTTTGCTGTAGAGGTCGAAGCCCCACGGCGGATCGATAACGATCAGTTCGTAATGGAGCGGGAGAAGCGGGGCAAAGAACCAGCCCGTCACCAGACTTTCCTTCCATTCTTCCAGACCTTCAGCGTGAGCGTGTTTACGTTGGTGCCGACGCTCGAGAAGGAGTTGCTGGGGTTGTCGGAGAAGTGGCCGTTGAGCTTCGCGATGTGCTCACGGAACGCGATGGCCTTGCGGCTCTCAGCAAACTCGGTGTGAGCCGACATGATCGCGACCAGCAGGCCATCTTCTTTGAGGAATTTCAGCGCGTGGATGACGTGATCGATGTCGCGCTCGCGATCGAACGGGGGATTCATGATGATCCGGTCATAGAGGCCGGTGGTCGCGGGGACGATCGAAAGGAAGTCAGCGCAGATCACGCGGCCATAGATGCCGGCGGCCTTTAGATCGTTCGCCAGGTGCGTCTGGCACTCGATGCAGTCGACGACGGCGCCTTCCTTCCGGGCGCGCTTGGCGAGTTGTCCCGTACCTGCAGAGGGCTCAAGGACGCGAAGGGTGCCTTCCCGGCTGTAGAGACTGGCAAGATCAATCGTGCGCGCGGCGAGAGCATCCGGCGTCGGGAAGAAGCCGAAATTCTTGGCCATCTCCCTTTTCGGCTCATGTAGACCGCCGTCGTCATCGTGCTTGCGCTCCTCGGGGATGACCTCGCCGTAGTATTCGCCGATCATCCGGTTCGCGAGCCTTACCAGGTCGTCACGTTTGAACCACACGTGCGCGTTGCCGTTTTTGAAAATGCGGACGGTGTAGAATTCGCTCTGGACTTCGGTCTGGCGGGCGTTCCTAAAACCGTCCCTCATGCGAACGCGATCGATCTCTCCGATGATGCCGGCGTAGTCAGAAACCGGCTTGCGCCCATCGAGGAGGAGGAAAGTCCGTTCGATGTCCTGCAGGGTCGATCGATGGTCGCGGTAGTAGTTCCAGTGCCCCCAGCTATCGAAAGCACTGGACAGGATGACGCGACCGCCGATCTTCCAGCCGCTGTGCGAACGGAAGCGGCGATCGAGGTTTGAGAACATCTCGGCTATGCCGCGGCGAAAGATCATGCCGGCTTCGGCGGCAAACTGCTCAATTGTGGCGTAGGCGTTCTCTTCGTTGAACTCCGGCGCCTCGGTCATGAGCTGCTGGCGAAACTCGTCCTTCGCCTTCTTGTCCATGAGGTGGTTGAGCTGGGTGGAGTGGATGATGGAGTCCCAGACGCGGCCGTCGATGTAATGGCGATCCGTCATGTCTTTGACGTCGCGGTGCGCAAAAAGGCCGGCGGCGAATGGAGCGGCAATCTTCAGAAGATTGTGCGCCTCCTCCATCTTCTCCTTGGCGAATGCCTCAGCTCGACGAGCCGCTTCAAATGCTGCGAGTGTAGCGTCCCGGTGACGGGCAATTTCTGTGATCGATGCGCGGGTGATGAGCTGGTTCATGCCGCCGCCCTCGCCTTGCAAAGGGCAATGACGGCGTCGAGCATGGCGATGTCGCGAAGCTTGTTTTCGGTTTCGGTCTCAGGACGCGGGCGCTTGGAGCGCGGGCCGTGGTCGTCGAGCCAGACGCGTTTCTGCAGGATCTGGCCATCTGCCCAATCGATGATGGCGGCGGGCGTTATGGTTGCTCCGCCGCCGATCACTTCACTCGTCCTTTCGTCGTCGTCTCGTCTTCCTTGCCAGCCACAAGAGCAGCCAGCCGAAGAATGTTCGGATCAACCGCAACCTTCCGTTCCTTCTCATACGCCTCGTCCAGTTTCTCGCATGCTTTGCTGTAAGCGTTAGCAAGAGCAAAGAAGTTCGACATCAGCATATCTTTAACTTCGCGGTGGCGAAGTCGCATGAGAATGGAAGATGGAACCTTCAATTTGCGTTGCAGACGCGCGGCAGCCGCTTCGATCGTATCGCCAGGACCGCGGTGCTCTTGGGCAAGCAGAAACTGCGCCATGCCCTTCGCTGAACTGATGTATGCGGTACTCATCGTCTTGCTTTCCTTGTCAGAAATTTTGTCACGCATGACGTTTTCCTTGTGCGAATTCTGGTCCCGTTGAAGGAGACGTTGATGCGCACAGGCATTACTTCCGATGGAGAGGACGGCGCCGCGCCAACGGCTGCCGGTCCCTCCCGAGTCTTTCCGTTTCGCAGGACCACCGCCGCAACGTCCGGTCCTGCCGCCGGTGACGCGCCCTCGTCGTCACCGGCAATTTCATTGGGAGACGCTGTTCAAGCCGTGGTCGTGAGACTGGCGAACAAGCGGATCCGATTGAGAGTTGCTGGTCCCGGCCGGGAGGAGGATGACCGGGACCAGCGTTGAGCGCCTCGGGAGGAGGTGAAAGCGCTCAATCCTTTGCGCGGTAGCCGTTCCTCCGGAACTCACGTTCAACGAAGCCAGGAACGATCAATGTCAGGGCTGCCATCCAGAGAACGGCGCCAGCGGATGCAATGAGGATGGACCAGGTCATGCAGCCCTCTTCTGATCTGAGCTTGGATTGGACGGAGCGGAGCGGCTCACCTGAGCGCGATGGAAATCCACCCTGCCCTCAATGCTTCTTTGAGCTGCCGCGTCTTCTGATTTGGATGGTCGGAGGTACTCGCTCATGCGACTTCCTCCGCTTGCTCGCGCTTGCGCATAGCAAGCGTGCAGGCATGACAATGCTTGTCGCTATAGCCGCCGCAGGCCTCTCCCGGATTGAGGCAGTGAGGCCGCAGGACGTATTTCGGCTTGATGGAAGTGGCTGCCGGGCTTTCACCGGCTCCAACATGGCTCACGCTACCGTCTTCCGTTTCCGGGACTGCCTTACGGGCGTTTTCCGCTGGCACGGCATGGGCGATCTCATCGCCTCGAAGCACGTCGCGGTCCATCTCGGTTGCCTCTTCAGGCGAATTGGATGCCCGTTTTTCGTCCGGGCCAGACGCGCTTGCGACGGCGTTTTTGGCTACTTCTTCACTTTCGCCTCCTGCGCTCGTTGCGATCTCTTGTTCTTCACGCTCGATCATGATGTCGACGGCGGCGATCAGAGCCGCGCGGCCGACTTCCGTCTGCACGCCGGTAGCAATCGTCTCGACGAGTTTGGCGCTGACATCCGCCTCGATGATCTCGCCCGTGGTCGGGTCAAATTGTTCAATGTTTTCTCGTACGCGGGCGGGCGCAGGCGCATGAGGGGATTTGCCCTCGTAGGCGCACAGGTACAAATCGAAGATGGCGCCCTGCTCCGCGACGGTGTCGTGGCCCTTCTTCGCGACCTTGCGCAGATGAGCGACGACGTTGCCCATGGCGGTCTTGTCGAAGCCCATCGATTTTGCTTCCGCGTAGATGTCGCGGATGTCCTCGCCTATCGTGTCCTGCTCTTCCTTCAAGCGAAGGATGCGGTCGATGAAGGCTCTGATCTGGGCGTCGGACGTCATCTTCCGCCCTCCGCCATACGGTTGAACTCGACGATCGCAGCCCGACGGGCGCGCCAATCAACTCTCCCAGCCACGTAGGAGGCCGCATGCCCAGGGTCGGAAAGCTCGGAACCCCGGAAGAGCCCGCCTTCATCTTCGACGAGGGCGCACCGGCCCTTTACGTCGACCTGATCACAGAGCTCGAAGTCGACGAGAACGACATCGTCCGCATTTCGTTCGGCGCCATGTCCAAGAACGGCGACGGCCAGATCAAGGCCATAATCGCGGTTCGGATCAGGATGCCGAAGAATATGGCCTGGCAGTTCTGCCGAGATCTGAGGGGCTTGGAAGAGTGACGTCATCATGCCGCCTGCTCCGGTACAGCCAGGAACTCCGACAGATCGATCGCCTTGCCGACAGACTTGGCGGCATCGATGATCGGTATCCAGTATTCCTGGGGGATCTTCCCGCGGTCCTTCCAACCTTGGACGGTCGAAACCGGAACACGGCGATCATCCGTCGAAAGGAGCCGGGCTGTCTTCGTCAGGCCGCCAAGTTCGTTGATGATGTGCTCTGCTGGGGTTTTGGCTGTCACGTCGATTTCTCGCTGTTCGATTTACGCAGTTGTACGTTCTTTGCGTAAATCTGTCAACGTAGAAAACGTAAACGCATTTCACGTATGAAAGCGCATGACAAAGCCAGTCGATTCTGTGACCGAGAAATTCCGCCAACTGCGCGAGCGCGCGGGCTTGTCCATGGACGAGCTGGCAAAGGGGATGGGCTACAAAGGCGCCTCGAGCATCCAGCGCTACGAGAACGCTGATGAGTACAAAAAGGAATTCATCAGCCCCGACATTGCGGCGAAGCTTCTCAAGGTAGTGTCGGGCAAAGGCATCCCGCCTATCGAAGCGAAAGAAGTTTGGGCTTTGACGCGGCCGGCAAACGGCTCCCTGGTGAGCACCTTCGACCCAGATTTAAGCGAGCATTCTGCGGAGTCTGACGGCGGGTTCACGCGGGAGCACTGGCGCCCGCATATCGACGGCGCCGTGCCTGAAATTGATGTGAAGCTAGGCGCGGGCGAAGGCGCTATCGGCGAGGTGATCAATCTTCCCGTCGGCGACGCCAACATCTCCGGGCATCGCGTCGTCGCCGAATGGCTTATCCCGAAGGACTATCTGCGAAGCGAAGCTAAAGCCTCGCCATCTCATACGTTGGTCATGGAAGTCGTCGGCGATTCGATGCATCCGACCTATGCGCCAGGCGACCGCGTCCTTGTCGATCTATCCCAGAACAGCATGGTCTCGGACACCGTGTACGCGATCAGCGATGGCACGGCGGAGCCGCAGATAAAGCGGTTGCAGAGGGTGCCGTTTTCAAGTCCCGTCGAGGTCAAGATTATATCGGACAACCCGAACCTCGAAACCTTCACAGTCGAGCTTGGCCGGTTGACGATCATTGGCAGGATCTGCGGTCACATCGCCAGGAAATAGCCCGCGCACCCTCACTCTTTCCATGGTTTGCAACTATGACCATCACCGCGGCGCACGCCGATGCATTTTTCATCGAAGCAACACAGAGCGGAGCAGTTTGGGCTATTCGCGACGAAGCAGGATTTCCCACCGCAACAAACTCCTCAGATGAAACTGTCATGCCGTTCTGGTCGCTGGAAAGCCGGGCACGACGCATCATTGACCAGGTATCCGCCTACGGCGGCTTTACACCGCATAAGTTGCCGTTGGAGGTGTTTGCGGATCGTTGGCTGAAAGGCCTGCAAAAAGATAACGTGAGGGTCGGAATAAACTGGAGTGGCGTACGCGCAACCGGCTTCGATATTGCACCGGCCGATGTTCTCCAACGGCTGCAGCACGCGTTAAATGCGCTAGCCTCACACACGCCGGCGGAAAAGCATGTTACGCGATTGACCTAAGGAACCGCTCGTCTCGCGTCCGTATATCCGCCACGACAATCCCGACCACCAGCGCTTGGAACTGCTCCCGGCTGAGCCGGTGCGTACCGCCCCGCTTCTCTTGCGACAGTAGCAATCCACCTTCCCCGTCGAACGTGTTACTGACGCGAAAAAGGTCGAGGCTGCCGCCGACATCGACGAGGTAGATGCCCTCTCCTTGATACGCAGTGACCGGCGCCAGGAGCGCGTAATCGCGTCCACCGCGGAGCGTCGGCTCCATCGCGTCTCCGTTCACCGCATGAACTCGAAATCTATCGGATAGAACCTCTTCCGGCGCCACCACCGGAAAGGACAAGTCGTGCATTTCAATCCCTCGTGAATTTCTACGCCCCCAGCATCAGAGTGCTTCGGACGTTAACCCGCCCGTTGCGCTTGGCGACACCTGTAATTGCGGCGCAAGGATTGCGGGGAAACTTCATGAAAGCGTCACACAAGAGCAGCGCAACGCCCGCTGGCGATCAGCCGTATGACAGTCGTGTGACAATCCACCGGAAATAACCCGTACGTTTCTGTGGTGCGGCTGCAGTTTTCAAGTCGGTGTTGCCCTTAGGGCTTAAGCGGATCGCGCAGGGCCGACGCCGGAAAGCGGCGATCACGTTTCGCGTATGTCATTCACAACGCGTCATTTCCATCTATACGCACTGACTTTCGTTGGTTTACGCGCGCTTCGTAAATTTATGTTGCGTTTTACGCTTTCTGCGTATACGTTCGCTTCATCAACACACCGGCAGCAAGCCGGAGATGAGGAGCGAGACGATGAGCATCCACGGCACCTGCCAAAACATCAAAGACAATGCAGCCCGTCTGTCTCACGCGATGCGTTGCGACCCGTCCGACGCTGCGGCACAGGCCGCGCTGAAGGAGTTCCTGCAGCGCACCTATTCCGATCTGGCTTCGCTTGCTTGGCACCTCGGCGCCGACGGCGACGTCTTCCAGCGCGAGGCCGTACCTGCCTCCGAACTCGTCGACGACGTCTATTTCGCGATCAATCGCGAGAAGGAATTCGAGGCGCTTACCTATCGCCAGCCCTATTCCACGCTGAACCACGCCCAGCAGGCGATTGCGCGATGAGCACGAAGTATCGGGCAAAGACCCCCCTCCTGATCTCCGCCGCCGGCCTCGATATCGAGCTTGACCTTCACGTTGAATATTCGGTCAGCCGGTACCGCGCCGCAACGCTCACGCAGCCCGAAGAACCGCGATCGGTCGAGATCGAGGAAATCCGCTGGCTCATTGAGGATGCGGAGCTGCCGCTTCCCGATTGGATCGAGCGCGAAATCGCCGACAGCGAAGGCTTCAAGGCTCACCTTCTGCAGGAAGCGGCCGACAAGGACGCTGCAGCAGCAGAGGACGCCGCCGAGGCCCGCCGTGAGCGCGAATGGGAGGAGCGGGCATGAGCAAGCACACCCCCTGCCCTTGGACGGTCGAGCCCCCGAGCGATCAGACGCCGCACATATGGATCACCGCTGCAACGAGCAGCGGCGTCGCGAAGATCGAGACGTGCAATTACGACGACGGGCAAGGCGAAAGACTGACTGATGAGGACTTCGCCAACGCCCGCCTGATCGCCGCCGCTCCCGATATGCTCGCGGCGCTCAAATACGCCCGATCTCACGGCTTCATCGACCAGGTCGAGGCCGCCATTGCCAAAGCGGAGGGCCGGTCATGACCCGCCCCATCTCCTACGCCTGCGACCCCGGCAATCATTATTGCGAATGCGGCCGCTGCGCCCTTGCGCCGGCGCGCAACATCGATCTGGACGCGGTCGCCAACCTTAACCGCGCCACCACCGCAACCGCCATGTGCTTGATCTTCCTTGCGACCGTCCTCGGCGTGCTTGCCGTCGGCTTCTGGAAGACGGAACAGGTTCACAAGGCAATCGTCGCTGAAAGGAACGTCTAGTGACCGCTCCCGCAATCGAACACAGCATGCGCCGGCAGACCGAGGCGGCAAAGGCCCTCCTCGTCGATCTCCGCAACCAGGGCGCCGATGACGACGCCGAGCTCGTCGCCGACACCATCGAGGGCGAAACCAACCTCATGGAGGCGATCGAGGAAGCTATCGCGGAACTCGACGAGTGCGATGTTCTCGTGACTGGGCTCAAATCCAAGGAAGCCGAGTTCGAGGCGCGCCGCAAGGCAATCGAAAAGCGCGCCGAGCGCATCCGCGCCCTGATCGAACAGGCGATGCTCGCCACCGATCAGCTTTCGATGAAGTTGCCGACGGCAACGCTGTCGCTCACGAAACGCGCGGCCGCCCTGATCGTCACCGACGAGGCCGACATTCCCGCGAAATACTGGGTTGAGCAGCCGCGCCCCGCCCCGAAGCTCGACAAGAAAGCCCTCACCGCCGACCTGCGCGAGGCGAAAGCCGCCATTCCCGGCGCCACGCTCGACAACGGCTCGTTCTCTCTCACGGTCCGGAGGAAGTGACCATGAACGCTATCACCACATTCGACCTGACGTCCAAGCAGATCGCTTTGGTAAAGCAGACGATTGCCAAGGACTGCAACGACGAAGAATTCAACCTGTACATGGAAGTGGCGAAGGCCAAGCGCCTCGACCCCTTCCTGAAACAGATCATCCCGATGGTCTTCTCGAAGAACAACGCCGAGAGGCGCAACATGACCATCATCATCAGCCGCGACGGCCAGCGCGTAATCGCGCAGCGCTGCGGCGATTACCGGCCGGCAAGCAAGCCCGCAACTTATGAGTTCGACCCGTCGCTGAAAGGTCCGCTGAACCCTCACGGCATCGTGTCCGCGACCGTCTTCCTGTGGAAGCAGGATCCGAAGTCGAGCGAGTGGTACGAGGTCGCCGGCCAGTCGTTCTGGGATGAGTTCGCACCAATCAAGGACGAGTGGGCGAAGAACGACAACGGCAAGAGTTTCAAGACCGGCAAGCAGACGCTCGACGACAGCGGCAACTGGGCTCGCATGCCGCGCCTCATGATCGCAAAGTGCGCCGAGATGCAGGCATTGCGCGCCGGCTGGCCCGAGCAGTTCACCGGGCTCTATGACGAAGCCGAAATGGACCGCGCCAAGGTTCTCGATCTCACCGCCTCCGAAGTCGTCGAGAAGGAACGCGAGGATCACCGCATGCGAGTGATCGGCGCCGACAACTCCATCACGGTCACCTGGGGCGACAACTGGGCGCTCGAGAATGTACCGGTCGGGAAGTTCGCCGACGAGGTGATGCGGTTCATCAACGAATCCACGCCGGAGACCGTCGCGAAGTGGCGGGACGCGAACCGCGAGCCGCTGAAACGCTTCTGGGCTCTGCAGCCGGGCGACGCGCTGGCACTCAAGAAGGAAATCGAGGCGGCAATCGCTCGCAAGCCGAGCCGTCAGGCGATGGGCCCTTCCGACGCCGAACTCCGCAATCATCCGATGATGGCGGGCTGACATGAGCGGCCCGGTCCTCTTGCAGTGGAACGGCGAGGCCTTCCAGCCGGCAAACCGGCACTGGGCCCGCGAGTGCGACAAACGTTTCGTGGTCGGCGAGTTCTATACGCTCGCCGAGCACAACGACCGGAGCATGAATTCTCATCGGCATTATTTCGCTGCCGTGAACGATGCCTGGCGCAATTTGCCGGAGCAGTATTCCGGCCTGCCCTTCGCCGAATCCGCCGAGCACCTGCGCGCCTATGCGCTGATCCGGACCGGCTACTGCGATGCTCATACGATCGTTTGCAGCTCGAAGGCGGAGGCGATGCGCCTCGCCGCCTTCATCCGTCCGATCGACGCCTTCTCTGTCGTCGACGTGAAGGAGGCGACCGTCACCCGGTACGTCGCCAAGAGCCAGTCCATGAAGGCCATGGGCAAGCAGGATTTTCAGGAAAGCAAAACTGCCGTCCTCGACTTCCTCGAAGATCTGATCGGCGTCGAGCGCGGCACCACGCAACGCCAGGCAGGGAGCGCAGCATAATGGCTGAGAACAGCAAGATCGAATGGACCGATCACACCTTCAATCCGTGGATTGGATGCACGAAGGTCTCTCCGGCCTGCGTCGGTTGCTACGCCGAAAACCTGATGGCGAACCGATACCACCGCGTTCAGTGGGGCGCTGGGGAAGATCGGCAGCGCACGGGCAAAACCAACTGGCGCAAGCCGATCGCTTGGGACAAGGCTGCCAAGGAAGCCGGAACCCGCCCTTATGTCTTCTGCGCATCGTTGGCCGACGTGTTCGACAACGAAGTCGACGAGATGTGGCGCTACGATCTGATGAGCCTGATCGAAGCAACGCCGAACCTCATTTGGCTTTTGCTGACGAAGCGGATCGGCAATGTCATGAAGATGACCGACCCTGCACGCGGCCATCGGATGCTCCCGCGCAATGCCGCGATCGGCGCCACCATCGCCAACCAGCCCGAATACGACCGCGACCGGATGAAGCTCTGGGAGGTGAAGCAATCGCTTGAACCGCTGTTCACCTTCGGAAGCTACGAACCGCTCCTAAGCCGTGTCGTCCTCGACAAGTATGCGCCGGACTGGATCATCACCGGAGGCGAGACCGACCAGGGGCCGCACAAGGCGCGATACACCGACCCGGATAACTTCCGCTATCTGCGCGATCAGAGCCGCGAGCTCGGCCGTGCCTTCTTCATGAAGCAGATGACGTGCAAGGCGCCGATCCCGACAGACCTTCTCGTTCGGCAGTATCCGGAGGCAGCATGACCGACCGTCCTATTCTCTTTTCCGGCCCGATGGTCCGCGCGCTCCTCGACGGCCGCAAGACGCAGACGCGGCGGATGCTGAAACCGCAGCCCGATGACATTCTGGAGGGCCAGATCCCGCGGCAACTGCGCACCGCGATCGGCGACCGGCTTTGGGTGAAGGAAACCTGGAGGGCGCACGGCTGGCACTCGGACTGTGTCGAGATCGCCTATGCAGCACAGCGCGGGCTAGTCGGCTGGTCAGAGCAGCATGCGCAGATCAGATACCCTGACGGCGACAGGAACGCGTTCAAATACTACGCGCCTAAGGGACCGGACTTCTGGCGGCCGTCGCTCTTCATGCCGCGCTGGGCCTCGCGCCTCACCCTGATCGTCACCGACGTTCGCGTCGAGCAGCTACAAGACATCCGCGAAGAGGACGCGATAGCTGAGGGCGCCGACCAGTATTCCAGCTCAACGAAACTATCGCGGGCGTTCAATCCCGATTGGAAGGGCATCTACCGCGAAGGCTACGCCGCGCTTTGGAACGCCATCAACGGCGCCGGTTCATGGGAAGCCAACCCTTGGGTTGCCGCCTACACCTTCACGGTCATCAAGCAGAACATCGACCAGATCGAGAAGGTGGCCGCATGATTGCGTCGCTGCGCCTTTTCCAGACCTTAGGTTTGATCCCCGGGGCTATTCTTGCCGGCACCTTGCGTCGGCTTCCCCCGCCCTTTGGACTTGCCGCTTCGTGCGGGATCATCGACTTCTTCGGTACCGGATCCGCCCTGCCGGTCCGGCAACGGAACCGGTTCGAAATCCATATCCGGTGGCACAGTCGTCCGTCGGGATGGCGTCTGCTGTTCGGTAGGTTTGCCGTCTTTGGGATCACTCATGGTCGGAGTCCTTTCGTGTCGCGGCTTCAACCGCCCGCGTTCAGTAAGGTTCCGCGCAACTCGGAGAGTGCATAGTGGCCTATCGCATCGCAAATTCCATTCGCCCGGATCCGACACCGAAGCGGAAGCCGACGAAGAGCAAGGATTATCTGGCATTCGTGCACGAGCTTCCCTGCTGCGTCTCCGGCCGGTACGGTGTTGAGGCAGCGCACCTGTCTTGCGCAGCTCCGCGGTATGGCCATTACGGTCGTGGCAAGGGCAGCAAGGTTTCTGACCGCTGGGTTCTTCCGCTGCATCCCGACGAGCACCGCCGCCAGCACGGCATGAACGAAGAGCGCTTCTGGCGCGCCGCCCGGATCAACCCGCACGTGCTCGCCCTCACCATACACGGCCTCTGGTCGGACATGGGCGAGGACGCGGCGCCATTCGCAACTGCAATAATCAATCAGACGCTGGCGGACGCTGGCGCGCTCCGGTCGAGGGACGAGGTATGAGCCTTCCCTACTCCAACAGCACGTCCGGCCGATCGGCAATGGACGATATCCGCAAGACCATTCAGGCTTTCGGTTGCTCCAAGTTCGCTCCGATGGAAGATTTCGCCGAGGGCAAAGTCATCATCCAGTTCGAATATCGCGGAAGGATGGTGCAGGTCAGTGCCAGCGCCAAGGGATACGCCGCCGCCTGGCTGAAGGAAAACCCGTATTCTAGCCGGATGCGGATGACGAAGGTCGAGCACGAGCGCCGCGCCCTTGAGAAAGGGCAGATTGCGGTCTGGTCAATCCTCCGCGACTGGATCAAAGGCCAGTTGACGGCCGTCGAGACCGGTATTTTATCTTTCGATGCGGCGTTCCTGGGCCAGATCCTACTTCCGACCGGCGAGACGGTTCACGACCGCATTGCATCGCAAGGCCTTCTGGCCGCACCGGACGAGAAGAAGCCATGATCCCCGACCTCACCAACGCCAGCGCCGAAACGCGCGAATACTACGCCCTTTCCGAGGAGATCCGCACGGCAGCAAAGGCTATAGCCGGTCCGCCTCGGCCGATGACCCATATCGAAGTCCTGTTGGCGATCGGGACGGCGATCGCAAATGAGCGGGAAGCGGCGAAGAGAGGCGGAAGATGAGAGAACGGCGCCAATCCCTCGTGCCCCCAGGCAGTTGGCCACCTCGCATGTCGGCTGACATGGCTGCCGGGTATTGCGGGGAAAAGCATGTCGAAGATTTCCTCGAGCGCGTCGGAACGACCTATCCGAACCCGCGCATCGTTGACAGCACGCGACGGAAGTTCTGGTATCGTGAGGATCTGGACCGGGCGATGAACCTCGGCACATCGACGATGTCCTCAGGATTGGGAGCGAAGTTCCGTGAAAAGATCAGGGAAAAGCGGAACGGTGGAACTGCCTAA